GTGAGACGCATTAAAGAAAAAGGTTATATACCAACAACTAAAGACGGATGGAAAATCAAAAGCGGTACAGTATCCGTCAAAGCAGACAGATACTATGTGTCAGTTCTTGTAGAAATTCCCAACGTTAAGATTGCTAATAATAGCAATGGTGGTATAGGAATTGACTTGGGTTTAAAAGACTTGGCGATTGTTTCCAATGGTAAAACTTATAAAAATATCAATAAGTCAACAAGAATTAAAAAATTGGAAAAGAAACTGCGTAGAGAACAAAGATGTCTCTCACGAAAATATGAGAACTTAAAGAAAGGAGAGTCCACTCAAAAGAATATACAAAAGCAAAAGCTCAAAGTACAAAGACTTCATCATAAAATAGATAATATCCGTACTGATTATATCAATAAATCAATAGCTGAGATAGTGAAAACCAAGCCATCTTATATAACTATTGAAAATTTGAATGTATCAGGAATGATGAAGAACAGCCATCTTTCAAAAGCTGTTGCGTCACAGAAGTTCTATGAATTTAGAACCAAGCTTAAAGCAAAATGTGATGAAAATGGTATTGAATTAAGAGTCGTAGACAGATGGTATCCATCATCCAAAATATGTCATTGCTGTGGTGCTATCAAGAAAGATTTGAAGCTTTCAGATAGAATATATCGTTGTGATTGTGGCTATGTTGAGGATAGGGATTTCAATGCTGCTCTTAATCTAAGAGATGCTTTAACTTACGAAGTTGCATAATAAACGCAAACGTAAGTATGTACTGCGGGCTATCGCAGGAATTTACGACTGTGGAGTGTACACGAACTTATGAGTAGCGTATTGTTTACAATCGCCAAAGCATACACATCGAAGCAGTAAGAAGTATCCGCAAGGACTTTAATTTCTCGATGTGTTTGAGTATATTTGAACACATTTTGAGTGGCAGGTGAGGGATGATATGACGGTAATTGCAAAGAATGGTCACTTTGAAGTTATTGATGAGCATGGTAATGTTTTGTGTTCGGGTGACACCGAAACAGAAGCTGTTGAAGCGTATCAAGAAATAGGATTTGAATAATGTAACATTTGCTTGCTTTATTAAATAAAGCCGCCTTACTTAAAGTAAGGTGTTAGAAAGGTTAGAGAGAAGAAAGGATACAGGCTGAAGGAACCTTTGGAAAGGGGCAGGCTTTCGCACGAGATGTCCTCAAAGAAATCGAAGTTCTTAAGCCAAAAGGACACTTTCCGAAACCACACCTGAACGCAAAAGCCACAGAAAAAGATTACTTTAGTAGTCGATAATGACATAAACCCAAATCGATTACCAACAAAGAGCTTAATCTACAGACTCTTCTCAAGTATCAATCTTTTATTTAAGAAATGTTGCAGCACCCCTTTAGATAGGGGTGAGCGGTTACAAAACTACTACCTCCTCGTGGTGTAACTGGGTAATGCTAAAGTAGAAATAAATTAAAGTGCCATACGAGGCAGAAAGGAGTCACAAAATGACTGTAAAAACATTAAACAATGTAATGGTTATTGAAGCCAACTTTTCAATGGAGGAACTTTTTAAAGTTTACAAACACAAGCCAGATGTATTGTCATTAAAGGATGATGATGGCAATATGCTTTTCGCTGTAAAGCCAAGCGAACACAGAGAGAGTTTTAGCGATTGCGGAATTTCTTTCGTAAGTAATTCTTACACAGCGCCAAAGGCATCAATTACAATTCCTCTCCCATCAGAATCTGCTGACAACACAAAGGTGTGGATTGCAGAAAACTTTGGTTCAATCCTGACAAATCTTGAACAGATTGAAAAGAATGTATCGGAAGCTTGTATTGATATTGATGCAAACATTGCAAAAATTGTCGGCTCGATTGTAACAGCGTAAACAAGGAGGAAATAATAATGAAAAGCATTAAAATTCAGAACAATCTTAAGTCAAAAACAATCATTGGCAACCCGGATGAAATGACAGTTCAGCAGGCTTTCAATGAAGCCCAGCTCGAAATGGGTAATGGTATTCTCAATCTTAACGGCGTTGTGGTATCTGCACAGGATGTCAACAGAACACTGTCTGACATTGTTGGCGCAAGAGATACATACATTCTTGCATCGGTTGTCAAAGCTGATTGTGCATAATTTGATTTGAAACAAGGGAGAGCACGCTCTCCCTTTGGCATTTGCATTGTCGAAAGACTGCTTTACTTAAAGTAAAGTATCAGAAAGGTTAGGAGCAGAAGACTCATCCATCCGGATGATGCTGATGGAGGCAAGGTGAATGAAATGCACGGTGATGAAAACGAGTAGCGACGACTATCTCACAAATCCAAGATTCCCTACCGAAATGAACTTTCGTATCCACGCTTTGTAACTGGGATAGCCTCATACGGGCTACGATTACATCAGGAATCCCAATAACCAAGCTTCCCGCAGGCGTCATCTTGCTGCCATAGTTATATTTAGAAATGCCAAAATCTAAGGAGGAATAGAAATGGATTTAATTACAAATTTATACACACGGAGTTGTTTTGATAGCCGTCTTAAGTTTGGAGATGATTGCCCCAAGATAATCGAAGCATTTGTCAAATGTGTTTATGAACCTTATTACACTAAGAACGGTGATTTGCCATCTATATTTTTTGGTTGTGTTCACGGGATACAGACACCACAGAGAGGTGAAACAGACAAAGCTGTTTATATATGGTATAGCGACATAGAACCCACCATGGAGGAAATTAATAAGAAATTTAACTGTAGTGTGGAATCGTATGAGAATTATGACAAGTATTGCGAATTAACCCATAATAAATCAAAAGGATGGGTTGGCGACAATCAGTATATTTTTTGGGCAGAGCCGTTTGATGCAAAATGTGTAGGAGAAACGATAGCTGTTTTCCTTATTCCGCTGTTTGACTTTGTTTGTACAGCAAAAGAGATCAAAAACAAATTCAAACCAATTGTTGATGGAATAAGCCAAGGTTCGTATGATAAATTGTTCGAGTTAGCCGACAAAATTTCAGAAGAAAAAGGATTATCGGAGGTTGTGTTAAATGCTCAAATTGCCGATCTTGCACAATATAAAAAGAAACGCACTCTTGAGCGACTGCACGAAAGGATTAAGGATTATGAATCAGATTATAGACATTATGTAGCATATGCAGCAGAGGTTTACGAAAAGTTGTTGAATTGCCAAAAACAATTATCATTATACAATGATAATGATAATGATAATGCTGCATTGATAGATATGCTTACAAACAACAGTGCGATTTCTGATGTGAAAATTAACGGAGGAGACCTTGAGTTTGTAGTATGCAACCCGATTACTCAGTATGATGAGGATGCTTTTGCCGAAATATTAAAATCAGAAAATTCCACTATTAATAATATGCCAAGCGTAAGTAAGGATGTTTTATGTTGGATGGTTGATGGCAGAATTGATTTATTAACCGAATGTAAAATCTGTATAAATCTTAATAACAATTCATTTGATGCTTGTGAGACAAATATATACGGTTATATGCCTCATCCTCATTTGGCTTTATTTAGTTGTTTTGGAGGTTTTAGCGTAGATATCGCAACTGCATTAGTAGAAGGCAATATCTGCTATGCAATACAGCTTATTCTTACTGCGTCACAAAATTTGAATTTTATGGATTCTACGGTGATGGGCAAATTGGGCAATCTGCTCAATGAGGCAGACTACTCGTGTATTATGGATAAGGAGTCTGGGGAAGTTATGACAGTAGACGAATGGAACGAAAGGAGAAAATAAAATGCAACTTTTAAAGATACCGACAGGTATGGAAACACCTACAATATCTTTCACTCCATTAGCTTTTGCCAAAATGATGATGCTTGTTGAGGTAAATGACAAAGAGGTGGGGTGGCATGGCACAGTCGAAAGGCAAAACAACAACTTTGTTATTACTGATATCTTTGTATATCCTCAAGTAGTTACTCCAACAACCGTTGAGCCTTCTCAGGAAGAGTATAACGAATGGCAGACTGAGTTGCCAGATGATATACATAACAGTCTTAGATTTCACGGGCATTCTCATGTAAATATGGGAACATCGGCATCATCTGTTGATACAAAATTTCAGCAAGACATCGTGAAAATGATTGATAATACTGATTTTTATATCTTTATGATTATAAATAAAAAAGGTGATTTTAATATATATCTTTATGATGGTGTGCTTAATTTAGCATATAAGTCTACAAGTAAGGATACTCAGCCTGAGATAACATTAAACACAAATAATATTCAGTCGTTTGGAAAAATACTTTGTGTTTCACCTGAAGTTTACGATACATTGATGTCTTTCAAGGAAGAATTAAACGATATGGTTACAGAACCAAAACGAGTATCGTATTCGTATTATGAATATCCTTACAACTACGGTAATACGGGTGTAAAAAGCCAGAGTTCTATTGAACTATCTATTGGAGAAATTCAAGATATATTCGGTGTTCCTTATTTGGACGCCAAAGATGTACATGATGAGTTGAGTGATCTTGTACATAAAGGAGCGATAACTAACGATAGGAAATCATTGATTGAACAGGCAAGTTTGTATATATATTAAGGAGGTCTTACGGAATGGATTTAAGTAAATTAGGAGATATTAACCCATATCAGAAGGAGTTGTCAACCACTATACATATAATTGGATGTGGGAGCGTAGGTAGTACGCAGGCAGAGCTTCTTGCAAGATATGGCTTTTGTAAGTTTAAATTATATGATTTTGATTTCGTTGAAAGTAAAAATCTTTGCAACCAGATGTTTTTTAATTGTGATTTAAACCACAACAAAGCAGAGTCGTTAAAAAACATCTTGCTTTCCGTTAATCCTGATATCGAAGTTCAGATGTTTGAGCAAGGCTATATTAATCAGCGACTTAACGGAATCGTAATTCTTTGTGCTGACAATATTGATTTGTGCAGAAATATTTGCAAGCAGAATAGACTTAATCCATACATAAAGGTAATGTTGAATTACCGTACTGCAAGATACGATGCACAGCACTATGCGGTAGAGTGGAGAGATAAACCAAGTGTGGATAATTTGATTAAAACAATGAATTTCACACATGAAGAAGCAAAAGCCGAAACTCCAGTGTCAGCATGTGGAGTAGAGATTGGTGAATCTATTGTTGTAAGAGATATTGTACTTAAAGGTACAACAAATCTGTTTAAATGGATTACCGAAAGAAAATTAAGCCCTTTGATTATTTCTTCTCCATATAAATTTGACACGGTAGTAATGTAAAGGAGGGACAATTATGTGCTACTATGTGTGTTTGCCAAAAACCGAATCGAAGCCTAACATTTGGAGTTGGCTTGAAGGAGATATACACTCTCCGCAGTGGTTATGGGGTACTAAATCTGCGGCAGCCACAGTAACTCGCAGAGTTGATTTTATACCTGTGAGTGCAAAAGAAAAATACAATGTCAATTTGATTGTTGGCACATTGGATGCCTTTAATAAAAAATGGAGTTATCTTGGGCAAGAAATTGAAAAACATTATTCTCATTTCTATATTCCAAAAAAGAAATTAGATGAATATGGCAGAGTTAAATGGAGAGAAATCTGTGCTCCGGATGATGAATTATCTGAAGCATTGAAAGACTTAAAAGAGATTTTCGAGACTGCGGGTGTTTCATTACATCATACCAACGCATACGCTTATGTTCGACATAGAACAGCCTCGGATGCAGTTTCCAAGCATCAGTATAACCATAGTCGCTGGTGGATAACAACTGATTTTCAAAACTTTTTTGGTAATACTACCAAAGAGTTTCTTATGTCTATGATGGCACAAATATTTCCATTTAGTGCAGTTATTGAACGAGATTTTGGAAAAGAGTGTTTAAGCAGGGCATTAGATTTATGTTTTCTTAATGGGGGCTTGCCACAAGGAACTCCAATCAGTCCAATGCTTACTAATATTATGATGATACCATTTGACTACATAATGACAAAAAAGTGTCGTGAAAAAGACTATATATATACCCGATATAGCGATGATATACAAGTTTCACACCGCAGAAAGTTTAATCCAGATGAAGTTCTTGGATTCATCCACGAAACACTAACTCAAATTCACGCTCCGTTTACAATTGAGAAAGAAAAAACAAAGTTTAAAAGTGGAAATCAGTTCGTATTAGGTGTTATGTATAATCAAAATTGCGACATTACAGTCGGTCATAAGAATAAAAAAGAGTTCAAAGCTACATTATTTAATTATATGTGTGATAGGCTAAGCGGTCAAGTTTGGGAGTTGCCACAACTCCAACAAATGATGGGTAAATATGCATATTACTCAATGATTGAAAAAGAGTATTTTGAAAATGTAATGAAGGAGTATTCTCGTAAATTTAAGCAGGATGTTATGAAATGTATCAAAGCAGACTTGCGTAGATGCTAATAACATCTGGTGGGATTTTATTAAATTCTTAATGAAAATTCATTGCAAGTTTTTCGGAAACCATTTTGCTTGCAAATATATTGAGCAGTCGCCAAGCGGTTAAGGCACTGGACTTTGACTCCAGTATCGTGGGTTCAATTCCCACCTGCTCAGCCAAACGGTATTGTGTAGCTTTATAACCTTGCGGTTCAAAATAAAAATCTACTGTTATTGTAGAAAGACTTTATACTGATCAGTTACTCAGTTTGGCGTTGAATGGAATGGTAGTGTCCCTTGACTGTTGTTCCGTCAGCCTTCAATCTACACAATACCGAATATGACACAGTAGTCCAACGACAGAGACAGCAGACTTAAAATTTGCAAAGTGAGAGTTCAAATCTCTTCTGTGTCACCATATGGACTGTTAGCTCAACAGGTTAGAGCGTCAAACTCATAATTTGAGGGTACAGGGTTCGACTCCCTGACAGTCCACCATTTACAAGTGAGTGCAATCGGCACAAACTCATTTTGTAACCTCCTTGACGCATGACGGATAAGCGTCACCATAACGGTCTGTGGTTGTTCATTAGAATGAACTGAGTCCGTCCAAATAAAAGAAAGGAAAGAATCCAATGAAGAGGTTAAAAGCTGAACTACATAGAATGCGATTCTGGATAAGTGCAATATCAATTTCCATTACAATTCCGTTGTTTATAATCGCTCGATTAGGAGCAGTGAATGAACGGAAATCAGAAATGCTCGGTGGCGAATTGTTGATTTTGTTCATTCCATTCATTGCAAATATGATATACATAAACATTAAAGATACAATCATTGAGCATCGCAGAATGACGATGATTCTCAAAAGGAAGAAAGTTCCAAAGCCCACAATTGTGGTTAAAAATATTAAGAGTATAAAAGAGAATAATACGAAGGATGTGATTGATAATGTCCATAGAGAAAAACCAACTTTTTAAAGTTGGAGATAAAGTTAAAATACTTCCGACAATACTTGCAGTCTATCCTGATTTTCCGTATGTAGGAGCAGCAGGTAGAGTATGTACCGTGACAGGCAATGGTACTCAGATAGGTGTTGAGTTTTCGTGTCCTCGCAGTTACTTACACGATTGGTGTCTTAGGAGCTATTTGGAGTTTATACCTGATAATTTGCCAGATATTTGGGAGTATATTAAATAAAAGTGAGGTTTTATTGGAATTTAACTGATAAAAACCACGAATAAACTCAACATTTAAACAAGATAGTATAGAGGTGAATTAAATGATTGATTGTACGAAAACTACAAACTACTTCAACGAAAAGTTGAGAATGACGAAAAGATATAAACTAAAGAGCGGTGGATATGCCTGTAAACTTGATTGTACTAACTGCCCTTTGAGCCATTATTTGAATGGCTCAGGTGTATTTTGCTCCGACATTGAAATGGTTTATCCCGAAAAAGCAATAGAAATAGTGCAGAAGTGGAGCGATGCACATCCACCGAAAACTTATTTGAGTGAGCTTTTGAAAACCTTTCCAAATGCTCAGCTCAATGATTCTGGAACGCCTAAAGGGATGTGCCCACATGAGTTAGGACTGAATGATATAGATTGCGGGAAAACAGACAATGCGTGCGTAAAATGCTGGAATCAGCCTATTAAGGATGGTGAAGAGTAATGAGAGAAATATTATTTAGAGGCAAAGCGATAAACCGTAACGAAGGTTGCCACCGAACAGAATACCAGAATGGCGAATGGGTGTATGGGTTAGTTACAAAATTGTATGATGAACAGTTTAAAAATTTACCCGCAGAAATGACGAATACAAACGGCATAAGTGGTATCGAAATTGATTACAAAACAATCGGGCAGTACACCAATATGCTCGATAAGAATGGTAAGAAAATTTTTGAAGGAGATATCATTGATTTTTCTGACCGCTCAGACGGTGACGGCTATGGGGTTGTAAAGTACGATGCAAACGAAACTGAATTTGGGATTGAGTACGACAATATCTATGAAAGCCTCGGAAAACATTATTATCCCAAAGATATTGAAGTTATCGGCAACATCTACGATAATCCCGAACTTTTAGGAGATGAAGAAAATGACAGTAATGACACCTGATGAATACAGAAAAAAGCACCCTCGATGTGCTACCTGTAAATATTTTGTTCCTGACTATACAAATGCTTATACGGGTATTTGTGATGTTAAAGAGCGATTAACGAAAAAAACTAAAGGCAGATTTTGTAAAATATATAAGTTTATCAGTTTTAATGGAAGTTAAGGAGGATTAAATAATGGCAAAATTTGCGATAACTTATGAAAATGAAACAATCAAATATGAGCTTACTTTTAGGAACAAAGTATATGACTTTACAATGTATAAGTATGAAGATGATTGTGGTATACACGGTATGCACTCTGATAAACAATTATTTAGTTATCAGTTGGAAAACGATGGTGTTGACACTTCTATGTTAGATTGGGATATAGATAATGTAGCCTTTACAAACGATGAAGTGGAAATCCTTGATACACTTAAAATGTTAGAGGCAATTGAGTAGGAGGTAAAAAAATGAAAATAGTTTATCACAATGATGCTGATGGTAAATGTGCAGGTTTCTGGGTTAAGGAACTTGCTTATGTCGAGGAATATATTGGTTACATAGAAATGGATTACGGTAGAGAATTTCCATTTGATAAGATTAAGAAAAATGAAACAGTGTATATTGTCGATTACTCAATCGAACCAAGTGAAATGGATAAGCTTCTCGAAATCACACCAAATGTTACTTGGATTGACCACCATATTTCAGCAATTAAAAAATATGAAAACTACGATAAAGAAATTCGTGGTATCAGATATGACGGAGTAGCAGGCTGTATGCTCACATATTGTTATTTGAAGCATATGACAGACAGAAACATTGGCGATATTAAACCATTTGAAGAAAGTATGACCGAAGATGCTCCGATGTTTACTAAGTTGATAGCAGATTATGATGTATGGAAATTTGAATACGGAGATAACACAAGATTTTTTGACAAAGGATTTTCACTTTTCCCACACGAACCGGAAGATGATATTTGGAAAACTCTTTTAACAGAAGATTCTTTGTTTAAGATTAAATATCGCGGTTCAGTTGACGAAGGAAATTTGCCAAAAAATATTCAAACAATAATTGATAATGGTAAGACTATTATGGCATACCGTTATAATATTATGAAAGATTATTGCGAGAAAAAAGGTTTTGAAGCCACACTCGATGGGCATAAGTGTTATGCTGTAAATATGGCTTTGATGGGGACGAATGATTTTGTCATTCCAAATGTTGACGATTATGATTTGCTTGTTTCGTTTTCATTTGACGGCAAAATGTGGTCGTATTCTCTGCGTTCCGAAATTATTGATTGCGCAGAGCTTGCCGCAAAATTCGGCGGTGGCGGTCATAAAGGTGCTGCTGGGTTTAATACCAAAGAATGTGTTTTAGAAAAGGGTGATTAAATATATGCATCAAGTGTTGGCGGTTTATCCGTTTATGGACAATGAAAGGATGTACTGCGATATTCCGTCAGACATTGAAAGCTGGGCGGTATCGTGCGATTACGGTACTGTAAATCCCGCATCATTCGGTTTGTGGGGCAGAAAAAACGGT